AGAGACTGTAGGCGGCCGTTCCAGCCGGACGATCTTCGAGCCGCGAGTGTCAGTCCTCCGGCCGCCGGGCGCTCTCGCCCGTGACGCGGCGCAACGCGCTCATCATCCCGCCCGCCACGAACACCGCCCGCGCCTGCTCCTCCACCGTCAGATGCGGCAACAGGTCAAGCGTCCGACGGTCATACGACCGGTGATGCGTCACGCACAGCGGCACCACGTCCACCGGGTTCACCCACAGCGCCTCGTCGCCCAGCGTGCGCGGCCCGTCGTGCTCGCGACCGATCACGTGCGCAGCCTCCACCTTGCCCTTCCGCTTGCACGCCCGACACCGACCCTCCGCCTTGCACTTCGCCAGCGCGTCCGACCAGTCCCGCTCCACCCGCACCCGCTTCATCGCCGACCGCTTCAACGGCGTGTTGCGAGCGGGCGGCCCGGACCGCTTCACCGCCGCCGTCGGAAGTCCGCCGCGTAAGGGCACTCGGCAAAGTGCGTCACGTACCGCAGCGCGCCCGCCGGTGCCGCCTCGCCCTTCTTCAGCACGTGTGCGAGCGGCGGCCGGGCGCCGACCCCGGGCAGGATGATCACGTTCCCGTCCGGCACCGGCTCCGGGTTCAGCGGCATCATCCGCGGCGGCGCGGCCTGCCACCCCGTCTCGGTCGCGTAGAACTTCACCGGCGCGCCGCACTTCGAGCACTGACTGACCGGCGCCATCACGCAGCCCGGCCGCGGCACACCCCAGCCCGCGGCTCCATCCGCACCCGGCGTCGGACGCCACCGCCCCTCTCAGCGCCCCCGGCACGGCACGACACGACGCGATCCGCCGCACGCTGCCGAACCCCTGTCTCCGCCGGGCGGCGCTCACGCGCCCGCCTACGCGCCTCGCGCGCGAGCCGTCGAAGCTCCGGCAGCAGCCGCTCGACCGCGCGCTTCGCCGCCGCCGCGAACTTGCGCACCACGCCAGCCAGCCGCTCCATCGCACGCCGGAACCGCTCCATCATCTCGATCAGGTCGTCGGACACGCTGCCCCCTCGGTCAAGGATAATCAGCCCCGCCGCAGGTCACGACTTCCGCCTCCGCCGCCTGCGCGCCTGCACCATGTCCGACGCCAGCTTCAGGCGCGCGTGGTGCGGCTGCTCCATCAGCAGCCGCGTCGGGCCGATGCACTTCACGCCGCTCGCAACACCACACACCGGGCAGGCCGCGCCCTTGACCGCGAACTCCGCCGTCTTCTCGTCCATCAGAACCGATTCCCAGGCACGAACGCCGCACCCGGCAGCAACTCCGACATCGGCCGAAGCGCAGCCTGCGGGACGAAGAACGCCGGTCGGCCCTTCCTCGCCGGATCGCCCCACCACCGCGTCTGCTTGCCGTTGGCGCCGTGAATCCAGCCGACCATCGTCAGCGTCGGCGGGGTGCCCGTCACGAGCACGAACGTCCCGTCTTCCGGATCGCGGGCGGTGTCGTGCAGGATCAGCCGTCCGTTCGCGTAGGTCGTGCTCCGCACGTGGATGTTCGGGAACACGTCCGGCGCGCCGGTCACGCGCTCCAGCACCGCGTACCAGTGCCGCCCGAGCGTCCGGGAGACGACGTACTCCGCCGCGGCGCCCAGGGCGTGGTTCTCGGTCGGATCGCGCGGCGGCGCGCCGTACGGCTCCGGGCGGCCCTTCTCGACCGCCGCCTGCTGGCGCAGCACGCCGACATACGCCACGTACCGCATCTCGATGCCGGACAGCCCGACCCGCATCTGCATCTCGCCCCACCATCGCCTTCCGTCGCCGTCCACGTACGCCTCGTGACACCCCTCGTGACCCCGCTCTCGCGCGCACACGGAGCCTTGCCGGGACCGCGCGCCGCAGGTCGGCATCAGTGCCGCCGCCGGTTCGACTCGACCGCCGTCGCCACCGCGTACACCGACTTCACGTCGTTCGGCCGCGACCGCGCAGGCACCAGCGCCGCGCGCCGCGCGTGCACCTTGTCCGCCCGCTTGTCCTCGCAGCCAATCGAGCAGTATTCGCCGACCCGCGCATGGCACGTCGGGCACGAGAACGACAGCGCGTCCGTGTACCGGGCGCGACTCATGCCGCCTCCGCCTGCCGCTCGGCCATCCGCGCCACCAGGCTCGCCATGATCGACTCGCCGCTCGCGCCGACCGTGCCCGAGTTCACCGCGTCGGTCACTGCCCGCTTCGCGTCGATCAGGTCCGCCATGTCCAGGTCGAACGTGTCCTCGCCCAGCAGGTAGTAGCTGGAGATGCCGTGCGCATCGTTCAACCGTCCGTACGCACGGCCCTCGGCCTGATCCACGTCACCCGGCCGCCAGGGAAGCTCGACGAACGCGACGTGATGCGCCGCGGTGATCGTCAGGCCGACACCGCCGACACTCAGCGAGATGACGATGAGCGGCACGCTCGCGTCCTCCTGGAACCGGCGCACCTGCTCGTCGCGCACCTGCGGCGCGTCGTCGGCCAGCACCCGCGCGGCCGTCGGGAAGGCATCCAGCAGCGCCCGCTGCACGTCCACGTGCCAGGTGAACAGGATCAACTTCTCGCCCTGCTCGACGAACTCTGCGGCCCATTCCTTGACCGCCTCGATCTTTCCCTCGCCGGTCAGCCGCCGCAGCGCCGTCATCCGGCGCAGCGCCTCCGCCGACTCGGCCCGCTTGCCCACCTCGTCGGCGTGCTTCTTCACCGCCGCCTCGCGCTCGGCCTTCGACAGCCCGGTCAGGGTCGCCCGGAACTCGGAGTCCGCGGCCGCCTGCGTCCGCGCCCACTCCACCACGTCCTTCTCCGCCCGGCGATACTCAGCCCGGTTCGTGATCGGCAGCAGCACCGACTGGCGCTGCACCGGCGGAAGCTCCGTCAGCACGTCGCGCTTGTCGCGCCGCACGTAGCACACCTCGCGCAGCCGCTCGTTCAACTCGTCCAGGTGCGACGCGCCCGACACGTCCCAGTGCCCAAGCCCGTCCACGTGACCGTCGCAGTAGCGCCGCTGGTAGTACCCGCTGCCGCCAAGCTCGCCGATCCGGCCCAGGATCGTGAGCGGCGACAGAAGCTCAATCGGCCGGTTCAGGATCGCCGTGCCGGTCGCCATCAGCCGCAGCTTCGCGAGCCGCGCGAAGCTCCCCGCGGCGATGGTGCGCTGTGCCTTCGGGTTCTTCAGGTAGTGCGCCTCGTCGTAGATGACGGCGCCCAGCTTCGTGCCCGTGAACCGCGGCAGCACCTTCTTCAGGATGTCGTAGTTCACGACCATGAAGTCGGCCGTCGTGTCGTTCAGCGTGATCGTCCGGCGCCCACCGCCCGCCAGCGCGTGCTTCCGGAAGCTGCCCGCCTTCACCTCGCCCTTCGAGTCGAGCAGCGTGATCGACCGGCCCGGCAGCCACAAGTCAAGCTCGCGCAGCCAGTTGATCTTGACCAGGTTCGGCACCACGATCAGCGCCGGGAAGGCGTCCGCCGCCTGCACCGCCAGCATCGTCTGCGGCGTCTTGCCCAGACCCATCTCGTCGCCGATGATCCCGCGCCCGTCCGCGTGCTCCAGCAGGTAGCGAATGCCCGCCTTCTGGAACGGATGCAGCGCCAGCCCCTCGCGGATGCCCGCGATGTCCAGGTCGGCGTCAAGTGCCCGGCTGGCGTCCACCTTCGCGCCGCGCACCGCGTCCGCAGCCTCCACCGCAGCGACCAACTCGGACGCCACCACGAAGCCCTTCGACTCCAGTTCGACCAGCTTCCGCGCTCGCGCCAGCGGCACCTCCCAGCGGGTCGCGCCGCGGTTGAACGTCGCGCCCGTGATCGTCCGCATGATCGCCACGATGTCCGCCGCGTACGGGAAGAACACCAGCGCCTTGTCGCCGTCAAGCTCGACCCGGCACGGCGGCTTCGCAGCCTCCGCCTCAGCCCACTCCGCGAACGCCGCCAGCGCGTGCCGAGCACCCTCGCTCATGGCCGCGCCGAACCGCTCCGCCCACACCGCCAGCACCGCCGCGCCCGCCGGGCGAACGATCCACCGGCGCAAGTCGCGGTCCCACGCCCGCGCGTCCTTCGGCACCTCGCGGATGCCCGCCACCATCTCGTCGTCGTACGGGAACCGGACATCGAAGTCGTCGCCGCTCATCACGATCCGCGGCTGATTCGCCGTCCGCCGCTCCGCCGCGCGCTTGTGCACCCGGTACGTGTACGCGAACTCGCGCGCAGCACCCCGCGCCTCATCGGACGCCAGCGGCACCTGCGGCACCGGGATCGCGTCGAAGTCGATGCCGTAGCCAGCAAGCTGCCCGCGGTACTTCCGCAGCATCACCCACGCGCCGTACTCGACCTCCGCGCCCCACGTCGCCTGATCGGTCGCCGCGAGCGCCTGCCCGATGTACGTGTCGGCCTTGTTGAACCCCTGCCCGTTGAGCGCCGTCGCGAAGTCGCCGTCGCGTGCTGCAAGCGCCTGCGCCGCCCCTACGAGAGTCGGTTCCGTCTTCGTCGCCATCTCAGCACCCGTCCTTTCCGCGGGTCTTCCCGCACACGAACCATAGCACACTTTGCGTGTATCTAGCGGCCCTGACTGCCCGCCCCACGGCATGGGGCGGGCATGGTCGGGAGGTGCGTAGGAACGTGTTGCGAGGATACCCGGTTTGCGCCCGGGTCACTCGCCCTTCGGCCCAGCTTCGGGTGACTTTCCGCCCGCGCGTCCCAGCAGATAGCCCGACCCCAGCCCGAGCACGCCCGCGAACATCGTGCCGAACCCGCTGATCATCCGCGACGCGATCACCTTGTCGCCGACCAGCGCCACGACCATCATCCCGACTCCGTACAGCAGCAGCAGCAGCACCATCCCGCGCACGAACCGCAGGAACAGGGAGTCTTGTTCGCGGCTCACGACGCAAGCATAGACCCCCTGGAAAGTGCCGGTTTCTGACCGTCCGACAGATGCAGAGGGGAGCGACGACCGGCGCGGCCC